GTTTTTAATTGTATTTGATAGTATCTCTCTGGTTCTAAGCCGTTCATATACACATCAAAGTAACTACTATTACTATCTGCACTAATCTTAGTATAAGTACTATCAAAGTCAATTACAACTTCATTTGTATCTAAATCTTTTATTGACCAGAAGGAGGCTGTTGGTAGATAGTAGTTTGTTGTGTAGAAGGAGCTTGTCGTAAATACTCTCGGAGGGAATTGTGGTCTAACATTAACTCTAAATCTTTGAATAGATCCTGAATGAAATGTTCCGGTATTGTTAGGTAGTGTTGCTACTAGGTCAGCAGTATTGATAACTGTCTGTGTAGATGATCCAGTATTATAGATAAAGTCGTTCCACTTTATTTCTAACTGTGGAGGATAAATAGTATTTGTATCTACTGAGAAGTATTTAAATTCTACTCTCTTAGCTTCATCTGTTGAGAATTCTGCAGCGGTATCTTGTTTAATAATAAACCCATCGTTGGGAATAATACTACTAGTCCAAGCTGCTACTACGTTAGTGACGTTTAGGTTTATATCAAATTCACTTCTGTATTGATAAGAAGCACTTTGTGCATAAGCAGAGCTTGTATACCAGTTACCACCTCCAGGGTTAGAGGCGGAGTAAGAAGCTGTAGCTCCTGTTGTTCCGAATGTTGTTGCCCATGCTCCAGAACCAGATGTAGTTCTAAAATTCCAGCTAACTCCATTTTCGGTTGCGGGACTGTCTAGATACTTTCCAGTACCGTTTTGCCAAGAACCTGATATAGGGTAGCAGTAAAGAGTTGTTTCTTGACCTAAACCTTCAACCTTAGCAACAAACACTTTTAAGTTAGCTGCAATTGATCCAGAAGCAATAGTTGATACTACGTTGGTTAATTCTGACTGGTTAAATTTAATCACAAACCTACTTACTGTAGGAACACCTGCAGCACTTTCAGCAGTAGTAGCTTCAATGATTTCGTCAATACCGGAGTTCATATTCGGGTATTCACTATACAGGGTAGCGTCTTTCTCTGGGAAGATTTTATATACTGCCATTTATTATAAATATGAATTAAAGAGAAACTACTCTCCCTTTAATATCCAAGTCTGGGTATTTAACTTCAAAGATCATAGGATCTATAGAAGGGTATAAGGTACCGTTTATAGTTGCTCCACCAGTATCGTAAGAGTATTGACTATATCCTAGACTTATTCCGGTTTTGTTTACAATATTTACTGACTTAACTGTTTGAATACCTTCTACTTGGTCTAGTAATACAAAGATATCTCTAAGTATAATCGGTTCATTTATTTGCCAGTTATTGATATTAAAAAAGGACTTTAGTGAATTTAGACAATTAGTTAATACTTGCGAACTATTATAGTTAGGAAGTACTACGATTTCAAACTCTAACCCGATATTTATCACGTAAGCATCTTTTATAGCTACAGTATCGTTTAACACTCTGTACTGAGAGAGGTAGGTCTGTAAGTTACGTTTTAGTGCTAAGGTAGCGGTTGTTAAGGTTCCGTCACTATTATAACTTAATACATATAGATCTACAGTAGCGGGAGTTTTATTTATTTCAACATCTTGCGCTTTGACTGTAGTAGCGTAAGCTTTAGAGACTGTTCCGTATTGAGGCGGTATGCTCAATGCTCTTAGTAGATAATCTTCTGTTGTTACAGTTCTCAATTGATTTTGAAATGTTGATAAACTATTTTGTCTAATCTCTTCAATAGAGTCTCCATCTTGACCTCCTGATGCTGCTACCGGGTTTGTTACTGCAACAGAATTAAATATAGTCTGGGTTGTAGAATCGTTTGGAAGATTTGCATTCTTAAATCTGATTGTTGCACCGCTAACCACTGTTAGATTATTTTGTGGTACGTTTGAAGCTACTCCACCTCCTGTTAAGTATCTAACTGTTAAGGTTGTATTAGAGGGAGCAATTCCGTATGTGTTTGTAAATATAAAGTTTGTGGGTGAGTACGCAGCCGTTAGTTTATCTTTTTCAAAAGGCAACCCTAGACCTACGTTGTTTGGGTTTGGTGTAATCTCCTCATCGGTATCACTAGAGGTACCTGCTCCGAATTGTAGCTGTAGTGTTCTTTCATTTAAAAGTCTTATAGCAAATCTTCTCTGCACTTGTTTTGTTTGTAGTAGGTACGGTACATTAGAGTCTGTTGAGTAGTTAGGATCGTTAGTATTTGTATTCTTAATAGAATCGTAAACACTATCTTGAGCTAAGTGAGATACTTCATACCAAGTATTACCGTCTGAGTCGACTATGTCTAGAATACCGATAATGTTATCGGCGGTTATGCTGACGGTGCTAAATTGCTGGGGGGTGGTAAATGTAAATGATGTCGAATTTATAGTTGCTGATATAGCATTAACACTCTTTTTAACTAAGAATGACTGTGGGGTGTTACCTTGAATTTGATACACTACAACTTCAGTCGGTGATAAACTACTAGAAAATCCAAAATCAACTTTATCCTGTGTTAAGAAAGAGACGTTATTGTTTGCAGAAGATTTAATCACAGCTTGAGGTTCTATTTCTAAAAGGTAGTTATAATCAGGAGCTCCTGCCACTGCTGGTAGTTGTTGGTAGAAATCCAAGGTGACTGTTGCTGCAGCGGTTGCTTTAGGTTTGTAACCTAACAAATATGCTAATTCATAAAGATTTGTTGTCTGTCTTGCATACTGTATAAATGTTTCTTGTACTTGATTATCAAGGTAGAAAGAGAGGACATCTCCTACATAGGAAGCCATCTCCATAAACATCATCCCAGGGGACGAGGGTGTAAAGTCGTTGTAGGTTGTTGGGAAGTATGTTTTTGAAAAATCAATAAGTCGATTTTTAAAATCATCGAAATCCCTGTTAATGTATTTTATATCTCTCTTGGAAGCCATTTTATATAGTTATTTGGATAGTATCTGAGATTTGAAAACTCGGCACTGTATAACTTAATTCTATCTTTAAGATATTTAGATCTTCGTTTCCGAACACCTCTAAAGATGTTATAACTACAGTGGGGAAATAGGTTTTGATATCAGATTGAATTTTCTGTTTTAGTAAATCAAAATTCCCTATAGTAAGTTGTTCAAAAACTTGAGAAGTTAAACCAGCTCCATAAAGAGGGTCCATATATCTTTCCCCAGGATTAGTCATGAGGTAGTTTAAGATATTTGATTTTAACTGATCTTGTGTAGTATATGTAGATGAAAATACATACGGTTCTGAAAAAGGAAGTCTAACCCCTACAGCAACTCTAGGTTTAGTATCAATAGGGTATTTATTTGCAATCCTTAATGCCATTATTTCTTATTCATAAGACCCATAATCTGGTCTAAGTTAACCTCACCAGGTGGTAATGAAGATCCTTCTCCGGCTGTGTTTGCACTTACAGGCGGTCTATATCCAGGTTGAGCCCCGAAGCCTATAGCATCATTAGAATTCATTGAGATGTTTCCGTTTCTTGATTCCATCATTCCACCTAGTAACTCTTTATATTTATCTCTAGCGTTGATAGAGGGGGCAGTTGGCGTACCTGCTAAAGTTTGAACTGGTTGAGCATAGCTTTCTTGAATAACTGTCTTGGGAGCACGTACTGCTTCTAACAGGATATCTTTCATTTCTTCCTGGATAGCTTCCTTTACAGCTTCTTTGATGAGTTTTTTAAATAGTTTGGTATCCATCTTTTATAAATATTTATTAATTGGCTTTTAGATTTTCTGTATCAATTCTGAATTTTAATTCTGAGATAAGTAAGTCTCCTTTGGTTGTAAAAGAATACGGAGTTGTAAGTAGAGTTATACCTTGGTTGTTTTTTGCAACCCCTCTAATTTGAATCACAGTATCAGAGTATGGTTTTGATTCAATATCTAGTAAGAACCCTCTATATAGCTGTGATTCAGCAGTTTTAGTTATGTTATTTATAGCAACTAAGTTTATAGTCTCTTCTGATACTTGTGTTAGCGGATTGGACTGACATTTACTTAATACTTGATCTATAACTTGAATAATAGTTAGTACTGTGTTTAGTATAGCGGAAGCTTGAGTTAGGTATTGCTCTCCTTGAGATACTGTCTGTTTTACTTTTTCTAGCTTAGGGTTACCTTCTAAATCGAAAGTTAAAGTTAGTCTTAGACTTTCAACATCTGATAAGATAGAAGCGATAGATCCAGGGAGTACGGGGATTGCTTTAGCTCCGATTGATGTTGTTGTCCTGATTAGTGCTAGAGCTTTCACTATTGATATTTGACCGTTAAGTAAGTCTGATAGAATGCTTAGACTTCTCTGGGTTATGGTTAGGTATTTACTTAGTATATTCAACTGTTCTACAATAGTATTCCTAACTGTATATACTTGTTGTAGTGTAGTTTGATCAGGACATAGATCCGGTAGAGTTGGATTTGGTGATGTTACATTACTAATGCCGAGTTGATCTGCTAACTTAGTGAGGTTAGGGAGTGCTCTGCTTGAAAAGGATACTGCTTTAGATATTACTAGTTCGTTTAATCTCTGCTGACCTTTGCTCACTATTGGCGGCGTAGTTCGTGTCAAGGTGTCTACGATACTCTTCTGTATAGAGAGGTCAGTTGCAGCTTGATCTTCTAGCTGCTTTGTTTGCTGCCGTCTTTTTTGACTCTGTTCAAACGTTTCTAAAGTAGCCATTAGGTTGTGAATACGTCGTTAGATTCTATAAAGTTAGTATTTAACTTTGTAATAAAGCTTTGATTCTGTACAGCGAATTCCTGTAAGGATAATATAGGACCTGCTCCGTTTGCTGCGCTGGTGCAAGCTAGTGTTAGTTTTTGAAATAATTGAATTATATCTTGAAATAATTCGACTACTCTATCTCCTTTAGCGACTGGGTGTAGTAGTGTGGTATCTGAAGATCCTAATTGTATTAAACTTGATTGAATAGTAGTTGAATTTACATCTACGTTGAATCCTGCTGCACTAATATGTATACTGTTTGCAGCAGTTAATAGTAAGTTATCTTCCTTAGCGACAAAGACTAATCTACCAGAATCTATAAGAATTTGATTTTTTGTATACTCTTTAGGTTCAGTAGGTGGGTTTATATTAAAACTGTTAGTCTTAAAGTTGATAGTAGTTACTGGGATCTTCTGAGTTGATGTTAAGTATATAGATCCTTGATCTGCACTAATATCTTCTGAGAGAGGTATCCAAGGTTCTAAGTTTGAAGAGAATTGACCGTTTCTTAAAATAACGATCGGATCACCCTCGGTGCCGACGCTTGACCAGGTATTTTCTAAAGTACTTCTATTAGTTGACCCTAACCTTATTGAATTACCCCACCTTCCCTCTACTATCATGTCTCCAGCAAAAGGTGGTATTGGTCTAATATCTACCCTTTCTTGAAATCCATTATCAAATTTTATCTCTGTAGAACCGTCGGTAACTCTTCTAACTGAACCGGCGCCGACTTGTAGATAATCTTTCTTTTGAGAGGGTTGTAACCCTTGCCCTAAGTATACTTCTTGAGGGATTGCGTTATGGTGATTACTTGACCATATATTGGTTGCAGGTAAGTAGTAGTATTTGTAAGCGTTTGTATTTGTATTTATGGATGTATCTGGGCTTATTATTAACGATACAATTTCATTTTTTACCGGGTAGTTTTTTAGGTTAGCTAGCAAAGGTAATGCAAATAATCTTCCTTCAAGGTTATCTCCTGGCAGTGGTGTCTCTACGAATTCAAAAACAATACCGCCAATACTTGCCCACTCCCCGTTCGCATTAAAGATCTCAGGGTAAGTTGTGTCATCTAAGACTGTTGCAAGCACTCTAGCAGGGACAACTCTCATTACTTATCTTCTTTAATGTTGATAATCTCTTTCATTAACTGCTCTCTCTCCTCATCAGAGATTCCGAATGAGTCTGTGGCAGAGTCTTGATTTTGGAAGATACGTTGGATGATGGTTGCAACCTTTACAAGTTGGTCATCATTCTTAACTCCGATCTCTAAATACTCCTTAATCAAGGGTACGATTAAGGTAGCATCACCGGTATCTTCAATTAAAGGACGTAACTCAGAAATAAGAGTTGAAATCTGCTTCTCCTTCTTTTTTTGATTGTCGTAAATCTCTTCTAGAAGGTCTGCGAATTTCTTATTTTTGAATATTAATTTATCTAAACTCATAAGTAGTCTATTTTTTATAAATAGAAAGTAGTACAGTTTAGAAGTTTGCGTATCCGTTCTCTATATAGAATGCATAGTGTTTCTTATAGAGATCTCCTAATTCACTTGCTACTTTTGTGATTCTAGGTGTTTTAATATCGATAATCTCTCTGATGTAGATATAAAGAGCTTTCTTATTAAAGATTGTAATGTGCTCTCTTTTTCTGAAGAGTTCAAGAATGGCGTCGGCAATTTGAGCATCCTCATCCTTAGGAAACAGTTCGTATATATTATCCGTACAATGCTCTACATACAGGTCTAAGAATTCGGATACTTGATCTACCGGGTGGTAAGTCTCAGCATCAGCTTGTGTTCCATTAATATCTAAAACGTCTCCGTGAACATACTCACCATCTTCCTGTTCGATGTTTAGATTATCAAGAGAAAGTAATTCCATTCTCTTCTTATAATTCTTTTGGTTAGAAGCAATCAAGTACCTTTTTGCAATCGTTCCGAAATACGAATACGCTTTTGCTCCATTCTCAGGATTAAAGCGGTCAAGTTTTGTGAGTAGAAAAGTGATTACTTCATGCTGAAGGTCTTCTAGGTTAGTTTCTTCAGTATAGTAGAACTTGAAAGTATGTATTAAGTTTTGTGTTAATTTAAAAAGAGCGTAGTGTATCTCCTCTCTGTAGATCTTATTTCTCTCTGCATAATCTTCTGTGTGGACATATTTGATTATAGCGAGCTCAGTATCGTGAGTGAAATAATTCTTATTCTTCTTTTCCTCCATTATCTAATTTAAAGTTATTTAATCGTTCTTGAATAACCTTAATTTGTTCGAAGAACCAGCCAATCTCGTCATCACTTTGGAAGGTACCTTTAGCATCAATCTTTTCTAATCTCTCACTACTGTGTTCAATAATCTTAGATAGTTGATCCATGTAGATGAGGTAAGATGCTAAGATGTCTTCTTGCTTCTCATTCTTCTTGAGAAGGTTGTAAGTTGTGTAACCCAAAACACAAACTGCGATGACGAGAGAGGTGATTAGTACTACCATTAGTCGTTGAAGAAATTAGACATTGCATTTTTCAATCCATCACTCTGAATATTAGAAAGAGCTTTGTTTTTAGCTGCTTGCTGATAAGTAGTTGGATTCTTGTCTGTAGTCTCTTTCGAGATTGAGAACTGTTTTGACTTTGGCTGTTCTACTGGATTGACTGTTAGTTCAACGACTGAAGCCATAAAGTCTGCTTGATGTAAAATGTAAGCAATTGCTGACCGAGGTCTACTTTCTGGCATTCTGGAAATGAGGTAAGCTTTATTTGACTCTTCATAAAGACCATCGTGGGTTCTGATAGCAATCATTTCATTTAAGGAATATTTAATTCCTGCTTCTTGTAATAAGAATAATGAACGATCCGGAATAGTCATAAAAGCAACTTCAGTATTATAGGAGTAAATCTCTCCTAAGTTCTTCTTTCTCCACTCATCTTTTCCAGGTAAGTATAAATCTTGAGTTGCATCACCCACCTTACCTAAATCGTGATTCATAGCAGAGAATACCAACTCTTCAATAGTGAAGGTAGTCATATCACAACCAAACTTTTCCCAAAGCTTTGCAAAATGTAAAGAGGCTTTGATAACACGATTAACATGCTCAATATAACCTCCAGGGAAACAATTGTGGTACTTAGTAGTATGAGCTGCCGGCATTAAGATAAATCTATCTACCCGGTCCTCGTAAAATTTACGAAGATCTTCTTTTCTTGGGGAAGAAATATATTTGTCAATATACCCTAGAAACTCTTCCCAATTTGATTGGATTTGTTCTGCTGTCAAATTCATACTATAAAGATAATTACCTTTGGCCGGAAAAGCCACCTACTTCGTTAGAAGTTCTAGGTTCCATTTCAACATACTGTTTGATTTGTTCGAGCTGCTGTTCTGCTCTATCAATAGTATCTAAATAAGATTTAATTGGTTCTTGTCTTTGAACAACCTGTCTTAATACCTTCAAAGTACTTTCTAATACTTCTACTTTGTTAATTACTTGATCTCTATATCTCATATTATTATATCCCTTTTATCATTAATCTCTATACTCATACCCCTTATATCTCTCCCCTTACCTCTTTTACTTCCAAACCCCATGTATAGATGATACGAACGAAAAACTACAAGGGCAACTTATTTTGAGAAAATTCTATAAAATCCTTAAACTTCTTTATGAACGAACACTTCTCATACTCTTCTAACTCGGTGAAGTGATCTATAGATAGGTCACAAGCCTGTAAGAATTTACCATCCGCCTTATCTAAAAGTGTCTCAACATGGAATGAATTCTCAAGATCTAACTTAGCGAGGTATGAATAAGCCCTGATAAAGATCATATTTTTATTAGCTACTTGCAAGCTTTCTAGATCAACATCCTTATTTATCTCTGAAAAGAATTTAAGTATCTGATCATTCACGATATCTCCTCGGAAGATAATCCGGGTAAACATACCCATGAGAACATAAGGATGCTCTGAGAAGTCTATAATTTCTTTAACCTTCTCCTCTGATTTGTCTTCAGGGTCTTGAAACAATCCAAACACTAATCTAGGATCCATATATATATTATAAATAGGAAAAGGACACCATGAGGCATCCTTTCCAAATATATTTAATTTAATTAAGCTTGAGGTTGTCCCGCTTTAAGAATGATGTTCTTATTGTAGTACGTTAAAGCATTAGCGATCATTTGAGTCAACTTAGGATCACCTAGCTCCTTTGAAGCATTGTAGGTATCAACCAAGCTTGTAAATGCCTTCTTAGATTCTGCTGAACCAGTATCAACATCAGGAATACCGTCCATGTTAACATCTACTTTAGTTTCATCAGAAGTAATACCAACATCCTCTCCACCTTCAGCAGGAACCTCCTCTTCAGTGTCAGCAACGATTACATCCTCAGTATCAGACTCTTCATCTTTTTTAGCTTCAAACATTGTTTCAGCCATGTCTGGATATTCATCATCATAAACATCCATACTATCATCGTAGTTATCATCATTATCAGGAGCAGAATCTGCATCTCCGAATTGATCTTCAGCGTAACTATACAATTCATCCTGTAATGCTTTTATTGTAGCGAGGAATAAAGCCTTGCTTCCAAACATAACATCCGGGAAATCCATCCGTCTAACCATCTCCCTAGCTATTCGATATGCATCCATAGTGTAATCCTCATCCAAACTACCCATCTCAGCATAAGCCATCTCTTCAGGAGTTTCCTCAGAAAGCATCATTTCCTTAATCTTCTTTTTGAAGTCTGATTTTTTCATCTTAGACTCACTACCGTGAGACATAGCCTCCATAGGAGCCTTCTCATCTGAAGTATACAACCCCTCAGTAATAATACCGGCGAGTTTCTGCATTCTTGTAAATTCTTTATTCATTTTAAAAAGCGCTTTTATATAAATAGCGGTGAATTAAAGAAAAACTTAAGGTAGTTCGGTGAGATTCTTAAGGGTTGCTCGATAAATTTCCTTAATACCGTGTACATTACTACTCCCTAATTCAACTTGAATAGACCCTTGGTAAACACTAAAATTACTAATAGGACCGTACGGGGTCATATCACCGAGAAAGAATTTCTTATTATCTGATAATCTTAATACTCCGGCGATGTGTTTGTCGGGCTGAATAGCAATAATTCTCCATGAACTGTTCATAGCAGTTAATATAAGTAAAAATAATTAAGAATGCAAGTTATCCTTGTCCCCTCGAAACCTTAACGTAGTTTTTAGATCCTTTGTTCTTAGACATTTTAGTCTTAGCATGAATACCTTTGCGCTTAACCTGCTTCTTTGCAATCTTTACAGTAACAGAGGTTGATTTTGATTTTCCTTTAGTTGGTGCCATAGTCCCTGATAAATAGACATAAAAAAAGGACCTACCAACTGAATGATAGATCCTTTAGGAATAAGCATCTCACTGCGGTGGACCCTACAGGACTTGAACCTGTGACCTTCTCATTATGAGTGAGCTGCTCTAACCAACTGAGCTAAGGGTCCGGTAAATTAGAAGTCCCAAGACGGGTTTTACATTTTGTTAATAAGCCTGACTAGTTTTGTTTTTAATAAAGTTTAACTGGTCTTTCATTCTAAATTCTAGTTTATCAATTCTAGAATCAATTTTTCTGTGAACATCTTCAAATTCACGGTTAGTAATACTTCTTTGATCATCGACGTGCCGATAAAGACTCTCAACACCACGTTCATACTCTCTCTGAAGACTTTCGATCCATTGTTGATGTTCGATAACTTTTTTGTCTGCCTTGAGAACCACACGTGCTAGTACAAATAGACCAACACTTACAATC